CATCATCAAGTAATAGTGCTACACAAGGTAACGCAGGATCTGCGGGTGCGGTAAATTCAGCGGGTTCAGGAGGAGCAGCCTTTGACGTAACAATAGGTAGCGATACAGAAACGTCTGCAGCAGGTGGAGATGGTGGTGGTGCAGGAGCAGCAGGAACCTCTGTTAGTGGAGCAGGTGGGGCAGCTGGTAAGGCTGTAAACTTAAACGGAAATACTGTAACATTTACAGCTACAGGGACAAGAAATGGAGCAACCTCATAATGATTTTATTTAGAACATTCATCAACAATAAAGCAGTTACCAATAGAGTCTATTGGGCTGGTAGTGAAGATTCAGAAACTGTAGCGGTTAAAAAAGAAGTCACCGATGTGTTTACTTCTGAAACTTTTCCTTATCCTGTAAATATATGGGGTGTCGATATGAACGCTAATGTGATTACATTTCATCAATGCTCGGTAGAACAAGACCACAAAGACAGCAGTAAGTTTCAAAACAGTTTATTATTAGATGCTGATTTTTTAAGATACATTTATAATCTTGATACTAAAACTAAGACTATAGAGATATTTTATAAACCAGATCAAGCAATACCAGTGGTATCTTTGGGTTCTGGGGTGTCGGTATATCGAATCTCTGATATGTGTGATGCTGACTTTAACTTACAAAAGACTCAAGCTATTTATGCACAAGGCACAAATGCAAATATATTTACATGGGCTAAATCTTTAAAATCAGATATTGTAATGCCTATATCAGAAAGTAAAAAACTACATGCTGATGATTCTTACAAGTTTCAGTTTAATACAGCAGGTGAACTACAATCGGTTGAACTGTTTGCTCATATAGATAGAGTTATGGTATATGGGGTAGGGGATAATTTATACACTGAATACAGTGCTGACTTTGCTGATGAATTGTCTAACTTAGCGGATACTGAAATTGTCGTGCCTAAATTTGATAACAATGGTAATCGTGTGGCTCAAGAAGTTAATAAAGAAAATATAAAAGAATATGTAATGGTACCTAAATCAGACGGAAGTGGCGGATATGATAAAGTTCTTGCTAAAGATTTATAAGGGATCTGGTATTGGTTCTACTCATGTAATAACCAGAACAGGTAACCCGATGTTAAAAAGATGGGGTGTATGGACACCTTTCTTTACTGTATTAATATCTAAAATATATCCAATCAAACAAATCGCTCATAACCATGAGGGTTCTTTTATATCTTTTTTATTGTGGGGTAAATACCAAGAAACTGTATTTGACCCAGCTAAAAGTTCAATACGAATAGATGACAAGAAATGGTTTAATCAATTAAGTCATAATAAATTTCATACCATTAAAGCAGAGCAACCTGTATACACAATTATGTTTATGGGTAGACGAGTCAACGAAGAGACATCTGGTTTAATAAAAGATAAAATTGTACCAGCCAGTAGATTAGTAAGAGGATACCGATAATGCCATTAGTTAAAGTACCATTTAAACCAGGCTTTAATAAACAGATGACACAATCAGCTGCCGAATACACATGGACGGATGGTGACTTTGTACGTTTTAGATACGGTGAACCAGAAAAAATAGGTGGGTGGCAAAAACTTACTTCTAATACACTACCTGGTGTGGCAAGAGATTTACACAATTGGACTGACTTAGATGGTAACAAATACCTAGCCGTTGCTACAAACAAATGTATTATTCTTTATTTTGGTGGTGCTTACTATGACATTACGCCGTTAAATACTGCAATTACTTCTTGTACTTACACAACAACTAATGGTTCAGCAACACTTACAGTAAACAAAGCAGGACATGGTTTAGCCGAAGGTGAGCTATTTACTTTTAGCAATATGACTATTCCAGGTAGTGGCACTGGCTTTGTTGCTGCTGACTTTACCACCAATACGTTTCAGATCGTAACTAGAGCAACCGATACATTTACCGTAACTATGGGTAAGGTAGAATCTGGTGCTGGTGTGACAGGTGCTACAGGTTGTAATATAAACCCTTATATTAAACCAGGGCCAGCAATAGCAACACCCGCTTATGGTTATGGAGTAGCTCAATGGGGTGGTGAAACTATTTCTTTAACTAAAAACGATTTAGATGGTGCTTTAGGTGACAACACCGCAGGCACAGGTGGTTCGGGTACAGCGGTAACGCTTACTTCCGTTTCTGGTTTTAATACAGCAGGTCATATATTGGTTGGGTCAGAACTAATTACCTACACAGGTATATCAAGTCAAAATTTAACAGGTATTACTAGAGCAGCTTTAGGTTCAACCAGAGCAGCACATGATGACGCAGCAGTGGTAACAGACGCCACCAGCTTTGTTGCATGGGGTAATGCAGCGGCAACTACTGACGTAACCTTAACCCCTGCTAATTGGGCTTTAGATAATTTTGGTACAATTCTAGTAGCTACTTTAAAAGACGGTAAAACTTTTGAATGGAACCCAACCAGTGGTACAAGTACACGAGCAACAGCCTCAGCTACAAACCCAACTAAAAGTGTTATGTCATTAGTTTCTGGTCGAGACAGACATCTAATACATTTAGGTACAGAAACAACAATAGGTAATTCGTCAACACAAGATAAAATGTTTATTCGTTTTAGTGACCAAGAAGATCGAACAGACTACGCTCCAGTATCTACTAATACAGCAGGAACATTTAGATTAGACTCTGGTAACAAAATTGTTGGAGCTTTACGAGCAAAAGATTATATTTTTATATTAACTGATACTTCTGCTTATACAATGCAGTTTGTAGGCCCACCCTTTACCTTTAACATACAACAAGTTGGCTCTAACTGTGGTTTGATTGGACAACATGCGGTGGTTTATGTAGACGGTGCAGTATACTGGATGGGTGAGTCTGGCGGTTTCTTTGTGTTTGATGGTACCGTCAAACGACTACCTTGTTCAGTAGAAGATTTTGTATTTACTAATGTGGATAGTGATGACTTAGGTATAAATTATGACGCTGGTGAATTGGTTTATTGTAACTACAATTCTTTATTTACTGAAATAAATTGGTTTTATGCTAAAGCAGGTTCTACTAGTATTGATAGATGTGTAACTTTAAACTATCGAGAAGGTGCATGGACTACCAGTTCATTGGCAAGAACTACTTATATTGATCAATACCTATTTGACAGTCCGATAGCATCGGAATTTGCAAACACAGGTACGCCTACTTTTCCAACAATACAAGGGGCAACTTCTATATTAGGTGCTTCTACCTTGTACGAGCACGAAATAGGTGTCAATGAAGCAGACCAAAACGGTAATGCCACCGCTAGTATTAATGCGTTTATTGAATCAGGTAGTTTTACTCTAGACTCTGAAGGCGGACAAGGCGAGAACTTTATTAAGATTAGACGTTTCTTACCAGACTTTAAGATATTAAGTGGTAATGCNACAGTCACTATACAGCTCAAAGACTTTCCATCTGAAACAGAATCAAGTTCATCATTAGGGCCNTTTACCGTAACCTCATCAACTAAAAAGATAGACACCAGAGCAAGAGGTCGCTTTGCTTCATTNAAAATAGAAAANACTTCTACTGATCAGAACTGGCGATTTGGTTCGTTCAGAGCAGATGTGCAACCAGACGGGAAAAGATAATGGCAAAGATAACGGTAACTATACCAGAACCAAAACCAGAATATGATGTTTCTAATCAAAGACAATTATTAGAATCTTTAAATACTATTAAGAATCAACTTAACTTTTCGTTTCAAACAGATTTTAAAAACGAACAAGATACTTTTAACTGGTTTATATCATGACAATACAATATAAAAATCAAGGTTTTACTTTAGCTAACACTGCTGCTACGTCAGTATTGACTGCACCTAGTGATGCAAGATTATTAATTAAACAAATTCAAGCGGTTAATATACACAGTAGTGCAGTAACGTTAACCACTCAATTAACCGATACTTCAGCGTCAGCTACGCATACGTTTGGTAATCAAGATATTGCAGCCGTCAGCACAGTTGACATTATAACGAACACGTTAGTATTAGAAGAAGGTGATATTCTTAAAATGACAGCAGAAACAGGTGCTAAAATATCAGGTGTTATCTCATACGCTCAATTGGACAGATCTCAAGAAAATGGTTAGAATACAGCCATGACGATTACTATTGATTGCGAATCACAAACAAAGATATCTAATAAGAAGACGGGTGTTGAGTACGAGTCTGAAGAAGTAGCACAAGCTGATGTAGCTGATGCAGGTACTGCTACTAAAGAAGAAGATATCCAACGTGATGTAACCATTATTGTTCCGAAACTTGATCTCTATGGGGAGACGAATGAGTGAGCCTAAAGGCGGCACAGAACTACAACTAGCTTTTTTAGAATCACGAGTCGACTNAGANTTNCTTANTCACTTTCANATCTGCACTTCTATACCANNACAAAGTCCCTATTGATGAAAACAAAATAAATATTAAGCCACTTTCAAATCTGCACCTCTATACCTGGCAAAGTCCCTATTGATGAAAACAAGATAAATATCTTGTGGCAAAAGAACAGCTACGACCAACCTAACATTCGACCTTTTTTTCAAAACAAATCTAATCATTATAAATACGATTGGTATGTGTTTAACTCGCATTGGAACTACGAGAAGTTTCGTATGATGTATGACATACCGACTGAACGGTGTCATGTGATTAAAAATGGGGTGACTCACTTCCCAGAAAGAAAACCGTATGAACAAGGGGACACTTTACGATTAGTCTTTCAACCAACACCGTGGCGTGGTTTAAACGTATTGNTACTNGCTATGCAGCACTTGCAAGATGAGAATATAATATTAGATGTATACAGCAACTGTGAAGTGTATGGTGAAAAATTTGCTAAAGATAACAATGCCGATTGGGAAGAACTATTCGATCAAGCAAGAGCGTTACCTAATGTTAATTATATTGGTTATCAGTCTAACGATTTTATTTTAAATAAGATGAAAGATTATCACATGTTTGCTTACCCTTGTATTTGGGAAGAGACCTCATGTATCTCGGCTCTCGAAGCCATGGCAGCTGGGTTGTACTGTGTCACTACTAACTACGGTGCTTTGTATGAGACCTGCGGTGAGTTTCCAATTTATGTAAACTATACGGACAATTACGAGAAACTAGCTGAGAACTTTGCTTATGCTATTAAAACGGGTATGCAGCATTTACATGAAAGTAATATTTATGAGCATCTTTTATTTCAACAAGATTATATAAAAAGGTTTTATAGCTGGGATAAAAAATCTCTTGAATGGACTAGATTCTTAGAAGGAGCATTTAATGTCAGATCCAAGTAAACCATTGTGGCTTAATCAAGAAACAGAGCTAGGTATCTATGTAGCAACTCCCGTGCACTCGGATGTGTCGATTCATTACACACAAAGTTTATTGGAGTTTCAAAAAGCTTGCATGGAAAAAGGTGTTAAAGTCATG